TATAAATTCCAGGGAAAATCATATTGTAGTGATAGTTTCGCAGCGGGCGGAGATGGTCATACCCAATATAATTGTGAACCATATATGAATGAGAATAAACCACGCATTGACCCTAATTATAGTTTCGATTTATGTCGTCTAGGTTGTTCCATTTATGATTTCATTATTGATGATGAAGAACACCCTTCGGAATATGATGAATTCCAAAAAACAATTGATCGTTGGTGTTTGGACGATAATGGTAAAAATGTTCTCTACAAGAAAAACGGAGAAGAACGTTATCCTGATTTTAAATTATATAAAATGATTGCTAGAACTGTTCATAATCATATCCCACAAGAGCAATTACAATTTCCGTTATTCGCTCAGTTTGAGGTAAGTGATAAAATTGAAACAGATATAAAAATGATGGACATAGATATATTACCAGACTATACAACGGCATAAATGGATATCCCTGAACCATCTTTGTATGATTTACGTGATTTTATGAATTCTAATCGCGATTGTTTCGATAAAGACGAACACAAGTGTATCACATTATACATCGGTAATACAATCGAAAATCATTCAGGTGGAAAATATTGGTTAAAAGGACAATTACCAATGACTCCCGAAGATAAAATTACGAAAGACAAATTATTACAAGCCGAAGAAATTGATAAACGACGATTTTCTGAATATGGTGGGCCGTGTAATGGATGGGAAGCGGCAAGTCTACGAGAACATAATTATAAATTCGAAAATTTACAAAAAGTATTAGCAAAATATTATGATATATTGACTGCGGAATATTTACGACCACCTGAAACTGCCGACCCAACGGATAAAGGCGGATTATTCTATCAGAAACTTGCGGAACAAACTCTTGTAGGGAAATAAATAACAAACAAATAAAAAATAATTGATATTTTACACCAATTATTTTTTTACACCAAACTCGTGGATACGTATTTTGGGTCATATGATATCATACACATATCTACCCCTGTTTCTAACCATATATATCCTTCTAATCCCCAATCTGTTCCCCAACTGTTGCGCACAATCCAATATCCTTCCTCTGTATTCACACCAACTGCTTGGACACAATGGTCGACATCGGTATCGCAAGATGTTATTATTCCTGATACATAAGATGACCATGTGGATGCGGCTACACAGACTGATAATGGACCAGTAGACAATGTATATGCTATCATATCTTCTTCGTCTTTTAATGAATAATATTCATTCACTGTTACTACGTATTTGGATGAATCCGAAGTACATTCACCAGTGATATCATAATACGAAGTATATGGATAATCACTATCACTTTCAATACCACCCGCCTTCATAACATATTCGAAAGCCGTATCGGTATTTCCTCCTTCGCAACCATAATCCACATTATCACATTGAACAATTTGTTCAGGAGATAATGCGTCATCAATCGTCAATAAACCCGTGCGAATACTATCGCTTTCAATTTGTTCTGTCGCCGAAAATGCCCAGCATGAACCACAATATCCTTGGTCTTTCACCGCTGTCGTATATATATTCGCCCAATTCACTACTGTTCGATTACCCGTGTATGTATCAACTTCTTTGACGATGGCGTTTGTATTATAGGTTGGTCTATATCCTAAAAACCCTTTCTTGAATTCATCTTCCGTTAAATCCGCGAATTTTGTAATTCCATGGAGTGATTTTCCACTTCCATATTTGAATTCGTCTTCATTTCGTTTATCAACAATCGTTAAAAAATTCTTGAAATTGGTATATCGCAATGTTTCTTCGTCTTCTGTTTCATACGAACGTGAAAAATTTGTTTTAAATTCTTTAAATAATCCCATCATATCATTTTCATTTAATACGGAATATTTATTTGGTGTTATAAATTCATATAATCCACTATTGATAGGGGTATCACTTAAATAATTTACACTATAAGTAAATAAACCTAATGACCCCAATAATGAACATACAAATATGATATGTCGATTTCTATATATAAATGACTTTTGTTCTTTAAACGCTGATGATTTTAATGTGCTGATATAATCTTGTTTTTGATAATACATTTATCTGTACTTATATAATACAGATAAATAACTTTAAGTCATTCCCCTATAATTTAATTCATATATTTGTCTCTGAATTCTTGTGGGGTCATAATGGGAATATTGTTTTCAGTAGCATATTTCGTTTTGTTCGATACATCGTCGTGGGTTTTCACAATTAATACGAATGTATCTTTCTTTATATTGTCTTCTAATGATGCTCCCACTTTTACCAAATAATCTATGATTTCTTTATCTCTTATTTTGGTCATGACTATTTTTTTCTGATATAATGGTCCCGATGTATTAATGTTAGATTCTACCATTATAGTTTCTACACGTTTGGGTGCTTCCGACAGTTTTCCTTCTAAACTACATTCTCTCAAGAAATCCATAAATACAGGAATATTACTAACAAAACTCTTGGCGTTTTCTGGTCCAATACCTTCGATTTCCCTCAACATTTTGATTTTATCTTCATTTGTTTCATTGGTCGCCAATATATTTGGATATTTCTCAATGATTGGTTTTAATTTTCGCTCTCCCAAACCACGCCCTAATAAATTAGACGCGACCATAATATCTAGTATACTCGCTTTTCCTACTTTTTCATGAATACCATTGAATACTTTTTCAATCATTTTTTCTTTGAAACCTTCTACTTTTTTAAAATCTTCTTTGGTCATTTTCAATATCTTAGCTATCGTATCAAACCCCGCGGTCATAATACGTTTCACATTACCACTCGATAAACCTTCTACTTCTAAGGATACAAAAAACGCAGTTATATTTTTCTCGCGAACGGTTATATCTTCACCCGCATTTTCCAATACGATATCTACTTTAGTAGCAGTCCACGTATATGGAACTAACGGCATTTTCGCATGTTCCGCAGGAGTGGTTACTGATTTAATATGTGGAATAACATCTCCACTACGAATGATTTGAATAAGAGCGCCCACACCAATTTTATTATCTTCTATAAATTTTCCATTAAAACCAGTTGCGTATTCAATGGTTACACCAGCCAAACGGATAGGTTCTATACGAACTCTTGGTTTTAAATATCCATCTTTACTTGCAGACCATATAACATCCACTACTTTGGCCTCCGCCATTTGTTCTGATAAAACCATTTTAAATGCGAATGCGTGGTCTGGATTACCTGATTTTCGTTCATATATTTCATCATTACAAATAATAATTCCATCGATTTCGTATTCATATGATTTACGCCATTCTATCAATATCTCAGATAAAATATCATTCGATAATTCGGTAATCGTTTTATTCCTAACGACTTCAAACTTTATTTCTTTTAATTTATCCATTTGTTCACTAGGTTTTATAACTGGTTTGATAACTTCATAAGTAACAAAATGTAAATCCTTCGCTTTGCTATCCACTGTTTTTGAGTTAATAATACCTGAAACCAAATTGCGAGGATTTGCGAATTCATTTTTATATTTTTCGTCAAATACTTTTTTAGGTATGATAAACTCGCCTCTTACTACAATTCCTGATTCTTTTGGTAAATGTAATACAGATAACAAATGCGATATATCCTGACCGATTGTTCCATTACCTCTGGTATATAACTTAGGAGTATCACCTTCCGTTGTATATAAACCACTTACCCCGTCTAATTTACACGATATTACATACGGACCATTGTATTTCTTTAACCATCCAGGTAATGCGTTGGAATCGGGTTTGATTTTATCCATTGACGCCATTTCATAAGGCAATTTCACTTTGTTTTTTGTTATTGGTGTGCCAACCTCTTCTAATACCGCGTTTTTGGGGTATTTTCTTTCCAAATATTCTTTTACAATATCATATTCATTATCTGTTATAATCGGTGTTTTTGTGTTATGATAATAATCATTCGCGACTTTCACCATATCCGATAATTGTTTTTCAGATAATGTTTCTATGAAAGCAAAACCTTTTACTTTAAATTCTTCCAAAAGACCTTCTGTTCCTTTGGGCGATACTCGTTTTTCTTTTGCGGAAGGCATTTCTGGTATTATTATATCATTATTTTTAGGTTCTTTTTCTATTTTTATTTCTTCTGTGGGCTCCTTTGGTTCTTTAGGTACTCTCTTTTTACGAGTCTTTTCTGTAGGTTCTTTGGGTTGCTTTGGTTCTCTCTTCTTTATCGTTTTTTTTGCTTTTTCAGGTATTACCATAGGTTCTTCTAATTTTGCTGGTTCAATAACAAGCGCTTCTTCTTTCGTGTCTTCCTTAACTTCTTCTGTTTTTTTTACGGTTGGTTCTCTCTTTTTACGAGTCTTTTCTTTGGGTTCTTTGGGTTCTCTCTTTTTAACCGTTTTTTCCTCCTTTGGTCTATCAACAAATTGAATTGGTCCTGATGGTATTACCGCTCTTCCATCCATTCTTTCGTCTGGGTTTTTAAATTCTAATTTCAATAAATCAAAAATATCTTTCTCCTCTTTGATATCTTTTATCGGTGATTTCGTAGGTGATTTTCCTGGTGATATTTCTAAGGAAGCTATATTTTTTTTAATACGATGTTCATTTAATGTATAACCCATTCTCAACGCATGACCCCGCATCACAGTATTAAATGCTTTACTTCCAGTAAAATATAATACCGCAAATGGATATTCTTCAGGATTTGTATATAAAAAATCAACGCGCCGAGCATGTTTAGAACCGAGTTTTGTTATTACCAAACATTTTATTTTTCCACGAGAGAGAACCTCGATGATAACTTTTTCTGCTAGTAATTCATCTATAAATTTTTTAAATATATCTTCATTTTTTGATGTTATAACTACATCTATATCGCCCGATGTTTTCGCTCCTCTACGATAACTTCCAACAATTTCATAACGCGAATCTTCTTCTGCTACTTTTTTAAATACTCGTTCAAATACTTCATTATATTCATCGATTTCACTTCGAGGAATTCTTTCCAATATATCATCATAATATTTTAACCCAACTTTTTGAACATCATTGAGGACTTCTTTTTGTTGTTCACGCAATTTTTCAATAGTCGTAATACCTTTTTCAACCAATTCTTTGGCTTTCTTAGGCCCGATACCATATACATCAGTCAATACATTGATTGGGTTCTCTTTTTCTTTTTCAAATAATTTCAATGTTCCAGTTTCTACAAATTCTTTCATTTTTTCTATCATAGTGATACCAATACCTGGTTTACCTTTTAATTGTTCTATATCAGCTATCGGTTCAGTGATTTCTAATAATGTATCTTCTGCGTTTTGATATGCGCGGGATTTCATTGGTTCTCCATTCTTACTCATAATGGTCGATAATTTATTCATCATATTCGCCAATTCAGTTATATTAATTTGTTTCTTGGGAGAACTTTTTACTTTTTCATTTTCTAAATTCATATATTCTATATAGTATATGAATTTATTTATTATTTTTCTAAAAACCTGGTTCGTCTGTAAATATTTGCGTAGTCGCTGTATTTAAAGTTTTGGTCTCTGTTAATACATTGAAAAAATCGGTGATAGACCCGTCCATATTAAAAACAAATAATGATGCGGTTATTGAACATACAAACACCATTACTGCGTCTCTGACTAAGAATTTCAATGGTTTAAATTCTTTATCTAAATATTTCATTTCTATGAATTTCACTAAACAAAACAAAAAAGTGATGATTGTGGAAATAATAAATATTTTTTCCATCTATACAATTCCAATAAAGATTTTAATAATGACTCTAACGAATTATTCGGCGATTATAATTCTTCTACGCCATCTAAAACAATATCATGAGATACATAATTCGATTTATCTTCATCTAAAACATCAAATCCTGATAAATCTATCGTATCAGTATGGATGCGAATTCTATCTTCTTCGTCATCGTCTTCCTCTTCTTCTAATCTCCGTTGTAATGCCCGTGCTGTGCTTATTTCTTCTAATCTTTCAATTGTTTTTGGTGCTTGTATTTTTTCAACGACATCATCTTCATTTAATACACTATCGATATCATTAAATGTTAAACGAGTTACTACTTCGTCATTATTAATATTTTTGATTGCTGGAACAACTGAAGGAATATCTTCTTCTTTACGTATTACATCTTCTTCTTTTGTTTCAATCACTGGTTCTCCTAGATTTTTTGTTTCAACTATTGGCTGTTCAGGCTCTTCTATCTTTTCAATCGTTACTTCTTCTTCTTGTTCAACAGATTCATCCATATAAGCACGAATAATTGACTCAGTTGGAATACTTTCACGAATAGCCATCAATACGCATTCTTGAACAATGGTCTCTAATTCACGATTATTTCTTTGTAATTGTAATGGTGAAATATGTTTTTCGAATAAATAGACATTTGTATACACTTTTCTAGCAGTATTGATATACACTTTATGAATAAAATGGTCTAATTTTGGTACAGAAATATCTATCTTTTTTTGTTTATTACCTACACGAATACATGTTAATACTTTTAATTGGATGATATGAACACACGTAATCAAATCTTCTAAATAGGTACATCCACTTCGCTCGATAATGCGTTTGCGTTCTTCTTCAATAATAACAGAATTCCATTTGGGAACTCGCGCCAATAAATTCTGGAAAGTCATTAAATATTTACTGGCTTCATCATTGTCTAAACATAATCTCCATGATTCATTAAAGATAGAGCGTATTCCTTCAATGACCAACGGAGTAAATATACTAACTAATCTAGCAGACCATTCATTGCGTGATTCATTTAAATTGGATATAACAAAATCGTCCATAATATATTTTTCACACATTTTTTAATATTTGCCTAAACGAATCAAATAAATATAATAATAATAATTTTTCACATCTATATTCGGATTTTATTTTATCAAATTTCATCAATATTTCCGTTTTAATGAAACCGTTAATAAAATCGGTTCTCTCTATCCATTTGATAAAATCTAAACAAGACATTCCATTTTCATAAAATTCCACTGCTAAATCTACCATCTGTGAATGGTCTATATTTTCATTTATAAATTTCGTCATTTTGGTATGTATCCAATCGTCATTCGCAAATACCGACTGGTTCTCATACTTCATATTTAATTTATGTAAATTAATTACTTTTCCATTTTCTATATATTCAGGCACGTATATTTCGCAAAATCTGGATAAAATCGGATTCAATAATTTATGTTTGTTCTCTACGATAATAAAAAAACGGGTGTTTGAACTAAATAATTCAATACATCGCCTCAGTGCGCTTTGCGCGTCAATTGTTAAATTATCCGCATTTAATAATACAATACTTTTGAAAATAACACCTGAATTGGATTGAATATTTGTTTTCGCAAAAAATTTCAATTCTTCGCGGATGAATTTAATGCCTTTTCCGTGTGCACAATTCACAAACATTACATTGGATTTTATTTTTTTATGGTCATTTTGATATATTTTCTTTAAAAAATTATCAACGATGGTTCTCTTTCCACTTCCCGAAGAACCATGGAAAATGATATGTGGTATTTTTTGTTGACTATAAAAATAATCTAGTTTATTATAAATATTCTCATGAATATTTTTCAACATGAGAAGAGAACCTTGTATACTAATAAGTGAAACATTTATACTATTTTTAACGAAAATATTATACACCGTCTTTTTTCACTATATTTAATTGTTTGGTAAATACATAACGCTCGTGATACATCGTTCTACGCCGAACATTACAGCTCAAGCAGGCGATAACCACATTATCATTGTTATGACCAAAACTATTATCTAATCGTTCTAAAGTCCATTGTTTCGGTTCTCGAACGATTTCATAGAGTACATTTACGTTTTCTTTACAATAATAACATTTATTTTTACAATCCATCATTAAATTGAGTACATTTATGATATTGACCAATTTTTCTTCGCATAATAGTTTTTTCTCAATATCTTGAGACCGATAACCATATATTTTTTTATGTATTTCTCTCATTACAAAATCGCAATGTTCTCTATTTATTATATTATTTTTATGTATTTCATTGATTAAATTCCATTGATATTCTGGTGTTAATGTTGTTTCATCAAAAGTCCATTTTTTGGTAGTGGTTATTTGCCTTTTTTGTTTTTCTTTTTCGGTTTTGACTGTTTTTTCCTTGGTTTCTTTTTTCGGTTTTACAGGTTCAAATGATACAAAGACCTTTTTTATTTGATTTTCCTCCATATATATTGGAAAACTTAATATTTACCTTTACTTATCCGCACAATTTATTATTTAAGTAAAAGAAGATAAACAATATTTAATATATAATATATTAAAGACAAGTAGTATTATAAATGTTTACACAAAATAATAATTCGATTGAAAAGCAAGTACCCGTAGAAGACAATGGAGATGAATTAAAACAAAATAAATATAAAAACATTATTAATTTATTTCCAGGTAGTATTGAAACGAATGAGATGAATTATTCAACCATTGATAGTTTATTAGAAAAAGAAAAACAGCATAATAAAACTGAAACTTGGAATAAATTAGATAAAACGGTTAAAATCCAAAAACTTCATGTATTTGCCGAAAAATATGGAAAAGAAAACAATATGTCGGTGAAAGATATGAAATCACTCAAAGCATTCTTTATTGATTGTTTGGAAAAAAACAAATTACAAAAAACAAAGGATGTGAATTATGATAAGGAAAAAAGGGAAATTGTTAGCATCCCCTCTTTATTTTTTAACGTAGCGAACCGTAATTTCACATTGAAGATATTAGATGCGAAACGTGTATCTACATTAAAATCCTTAACTCCTAAGCGTAGCACACCTACTATTTTGGAAAGTACGATGGACGCATAATTACCAAAATATACTGACTAATCGTTTATTATATAAACTACGAAGACATAGCCCCTTTTTTCTATTTTTTGAATATGATATTTCATTCAGTTTTTCCAATAATGATCTTCCACTAGGGCCTATGAAATTAAATATCGAATCGTTATCGATTTGAATCCATTCTAATTCTTTATTTAGTTTGAAATTCACAACGGTAAATTCATAACCTCTGCTTTTCATAAAATCATTATTATTTGTTTCATCATATAACATATAATAATGTCGTTTTGTTAATTTTTCATAAGGGTCAAACCATAAAATCATTGGAAGAATGATGTCTTCTTCTTCTACTTTCACTTCAATCATTTCTTTATTTCTGGTTTTATAAAGTTTTGAAAAATCTATTTTGGTGGTTTGAGTTTCCATTTGTTGTTTTGTTTGTTTTATAATTTTCTTGATGAGCAAAATAAAAATCATTCAATTTTTTACACGATTTCTAACAAAATTGATTATATCTATAGTACAATATATATAAACAATTAAAGATATACTATATAAATGAAGGAAGAAACAACATCTGAAGAAAATGAATCTACCACATCAGAATATGTAGAAACCACCTCAGTAAATGATTCAGAAACAACTATATCATCTAGTGTAGATTGGAATACAGAACAACCTGCGTTGAATAACCCAGAATTGACCATTCATGATATGGCGGATATAGAAGAACAAATGTATGATTTGATGGAAGAATATATGGAAACCGAAATGATTCATATTTCTTCCGCGAACTTCTTTAAAAAATTTGTAGCCGATATAACAACAGTTTGTTTTCAATATTGGTTTGATAGTGAAATATGTGATGAAGATGATTATGATGAAATCGAAGAAATAGTAAGGGAGTTATCGAACATATATTTTGATATTTGCGATTTACGAACACAAAACAACCAAGATATTGCGAATATTACCCCTGAGGCAAAAAACATTTTTATAACTCAACAATTAAAATATTTAAAGTCGATTCCGCAGGCAAAACAAAAAACAATAGAATGGTATAAAACGCGTTATAATTTAATTACTGCGAGTAATTGTTGGAAAGCGTTTGGAAGTGAATCACAAAAAAATGCGTTAATCTATGATAAGTGTAAACCATTCTCTACGTCTTCGCATGATTATGTAAATACGCAATCTACATTACATTGGGGAGTAAAATATGAACCAGTTTCTTTAATGATTTATGAATATAAATTTCATACAAAAATAGAAGATTTTGGATGTATTCCGCATTCCACCTATCCATTCGTTGGCGCTTCTCCAGATGGTATAAATATTGATCCCTCAAATGTTGTATTATATGGACGTATGGTAGAAATCAAAAATATATTTAATCGTGAAATTACAGGAATTCCCAAAGAAGAATATTGGATACAAACGCAAATACAAATGGAGACTTGTAATTTGGATGAATGTGATTTATTCGAAACACGAATCAAAGAGTATGAAAACGAAGAAGCGTTTTATACAAATACTACACACGAATACAAAGGCGTTATTTTACATTTTATTCATCGCACCGTGAATAATTCATTACAAGAAAATGTATCATTGAATGAATTAAATACTCCTATTTATAAATATATGCCGTTATCCGTTTCACAATCTAATAATAAAACGGAAATAGATACATGGATTCAGCAATTAAAAGAACAGAATAGTGATTTAATACTTTTTAATAAAATTTATTGGTATGTCGACCAATGTTGTTGTACATTAATTAAACGTAATAAACAATGGTTTAAGACAGCTATTCCAAAAATAAAAGAATTATGGGATATTGTTTTAAAAGAACGTGTCGATGGGTATGAACACAGAGCGGCGAAAAAGAAGATAAAAACAGAAGTAATTGTAGAAAAACAACTCGAAAACACTTTCATAAATACTTCATCTCATATTATAAAAAATTTACCGCAATCATCACAAATGGCTATAGTTAAATTATCTTAGACATATATAAAGATTTGTTTATATGTATGGTATAATATGAAAACATTGGTCGCATATGTATTTCATGAATATAATTCACGCGTCCAGATGTTTTTTCATAATTGTATATTTAAAGATCCAGACATCGATTTTTTAATTATATGTAATAGTAAAACTGTTCATTTTCCCGTATATGATTATGTGAAAGTAGTGCGACGCGATAATGTAGGATATGATTTTGGAGGTTGGTCAGAAGGAATTTTAACAGATGATTATTATAAAAATTATGATCAATTTATTTTCGCAAATTCTTCTATTATTGGACCATATTTACCATCCTATTATAAAGGAAAATGGACGGATGTCTATTTACAAGGGTTATCCGATACCGTAAAATTATTTGGTAGCACGATAAATACCGTGAATCTTCCCACCGTATATCCGCATGTTCAATCCTATATATTCAGTATGAATAAAGAAACTCTTGATTTTTTAATATCCAAAGGCATTTTTTCATTAGAACATTATGTTAGTAAATTCGAAGACGCTATTTTACATAAAGAAGTTAGAATGTCGCGTCTTATTGTTGATAATGGTTGGAATATCGGGTGTTTACATCAATATTATAAAGATGTGGATTTTACATTTCGCACAAAATCGGTAGAACAATATAAACATGTATTTCAAACCATTAATAATGATGGGGACTTCATGTTTCCTGATCATTTAAATCGTTCATGGACCTTATATGAATTAGTATTTATAAAAGGGAATCGTTTTGAATAATAATTATTATAATAAATAATATAAATGGTTTTTATTAATTATATTATCAATACCTAGGAATGTCTTCGCCGAGTAAATCGTCGTTCCTTTCACAAGAAGAAGAGATGTATGTAGTTAAACGCAACGGTGAACGAGAAGTCGTTTCTTTTGATAAAATTTTGAAACGTATAAAAAATTGTGGTATGGAAGTCGGTATTAAAATAAATTATACAACATTAGTGATGAAAGTCATTGACCAATTATTTGATGGTATTTCCACTACGAAAATAGATGAATTAACTGCCGAACAATGTGCGTCAATGGCGTCTATCCATCCTGATTATAATACTTTGGCTGGAAGAATCATCGTTTCAAATCATCATAAAAATACAAATCCATTGTTTTCTGAAGTAGTTAGTAGTTTATATGAATATCATGATAAACATAATAAATCGTGTCCATTAGTTTCTCGTGAATTGTATTTAATTGTAAATAATAACCCAAATTATGATAATATTTGCGACCATGACCGTGATTATTTAATTGATTATTTTGGCTTTAAAACATTGGAACGTGCGTATTTGATGAAAATAAATAAAGTAATAATAGAACGTCCTCAACATATGTGGTTGCGTGTTGCGATTGGTATACACGGCGATAATATTGAAAAAGTGAAAGAAACATATGAATTGATGTCGCAGAAATATTTCACCCACGCAACTCCTACATTGTTTAATGCGGGGACACCACATCCTCAATTATCGTCCTGTTATTTAATCTCGATGGAAAATGATAGTATAGAAGGAATATATAATACATTAAAGGATTGTGCGATGATTTCAAAATGGGCTGGTGGTATCGGTTTACATATTCACAATGTGCGTGCGTCAGGTAGTCATATTCGTGGAACAAACGGTTTATCAAATGGTATTGTGCCTATGTTAAAAGTATTTAATAACACTGCAAAATATGTTGACCAATGTCTACATCCTGAAACGATTATATATACATCTCATGGACCAACTCAAATACAAAATTGTAGTATTGGTGAAACGAAAATTTTCAATTTAAATGGAGAAACAGAAACGATACAGAATGTATTGGAACATTCTTATACAGGTGAATTATTAGAAATAGAAACTATGCATTCCATATTTCCATTAAAAGTAACGCCTGAACATCCTATATATGTGTTGAGAAATCAACAAAAGGGTTTAAATTATAAGGTCATTAAAAATAGATTAGATAAAAATATTTCGCAATTTGAATGGGTCGACGCCAAAGAATTAGATGAAACTGATATGGTGGTATTTCCTATTCCAACAGATGAAACCGATATCAAATTTATTTCAGAAGATGATTGTTATATGTATGGTATTATTTTAGGAGATGGTTCTATGGACAATAATGAAATAAGTACTGGTAAAATAACTTTACATACGATAAATAAAGCATATGTGAAAGATTTTATAACGAATTATTTCGATAATAAGTGTGTACAATATCACATAACAGTCAATGATAATACGACAATCATACGTTGGAATAGAAGCATTCATTTACCATTTCGTTATAATGATTTCTATGATGACGCCAAAACAAAAAGAATCAATCATAAATGGTTACAACTACCCATACATAAATCACAATATATTTTAAAAGGTTTATTAGTAACCGATGGGTGTAATGGTAAAGAATTAGTCTTTGATAATACTTCTTTGAATTTAATTGAATGTGTGCGTTTTATATGTATGAAAATGGGTGTTTTAACGAGTGGTTATGTTCGGGATAGAGTAGGCGAATCCCACGAAACCAGTAGAGGAATCATTGAAAATAAAAAAATAGCTTATAGTTTAAGAATTCCCAAGACAGAAGAGATTTGCTCTTTGATGGATATGGAATATAATAATAACCAATTTTTCAAATTTTTCCGTTATAATAATTTATTATTATCGCGTATTCAAACTATCAAAAATACGAAGTATGATGGTGTATTATATGATTTACAAATGGAAAAAGAACATAATTATTTAATTCATAACGGTTTAGTTCATAATGGTGGCGGTAAACGCAATGGTAGTTTCGCAATTTACTTAGAACCATGGCACGCTGATATTGAAATGTTTTTACAAATGCGCAAAAATCACGGAGATGAAGAATTAAAAGCGCGCGACCTCTTCTACGCATTATGGATTCCTGATTTGTTTATGGAACGTATCAAGACTGATGGAACATGGACATTGATGTGTCCTGATGAATGTCCTGGATTATCTGATGTGTATGGCGAAGAATTCAATGCTTTATACACCAAATATGAAAGTCAAGGAAAAGGACGTAGAACAGTGAAAGCCCGTGAATTATGGTTTCAAGTATTAGATGCTCAAATGGAAACAGGCACACCTTATTTATTGTATAAAGATGCTTGTAATAGAAAATCCAATCAAAAAAACGTAGGAATTATAAAATCGTCAAATTTATGTACCGAAATCATCGAATATTCCGATGATAAAGAAACTGCTGTATGTAATTTGGCGAGTATTGCTTTACCTTCATTTGTAGATAAATCTAGCGAAACGATTATATTCGATTATGAAAAATTACACACTATTACTCGTGTCGTTACGGAAAATCTAAATCGCATTATTGATATTAATTTTTATCCTACTCCTAAAACGGAACGTAGTAATTTCCGCCATCGCCCTATTGGTATTGGAGTTCAAGGGTTAGCCGATGTATTTATGATGATGAATATTCCTTTCCATAGTGAAGAAGCCAAACTAATCAATCGCCAAATATTCGAAACGATTTATCACGGAGCATTGGAAAAATCATGTGAATTAGCTCGAAAAGAAGGTCCATATGAAACATTTGATGGTTCACCTGCAAGTCAAGGAATATTACAGTTTGATTTGTGGGGCGTAAACCCAAATGAACAAGAGCAACGTTATGATTGGGATGATTTGAAGGAGAAAATTAAAATGTTTGGTTTGCGCAATTCGCTATTAGTTGCTCCTATGCCTACTGCGTCTACTTCACAAATATTAGGTTTTAACGAGTGTATTGAACCTATTACGAGTAATATTTATAATCGTCGCACATTAGCAGGTGAATTTATATTAGCCAATAAATATTTAATGAATGATTTAATCGAGTTGGATTTATGGAATGAAAAAATTAAAAATAATATTATAGCGAACCACGGTAGTATTCAACATATTGAAATCATTCCACAACATATTCGTGATAAATATAAAACGGTATGGGAAATACCGATGCGCCATTTAATTGACATGGCTGCTGACCGAGGTGCTTATATATGTCAAAGTCAAAGTTTGAATTTATGGTTAGAAGACCCTAATTATTCTATGTTGACTTCCATGCATTTTTATTCTTGGTCGAAAGGACTAAAAACAGGAATTTATTATTTACGTCGTAGAGGTCGTCATCATGCCCAACAATTCACTATTGAACCAGAAAAAAAGGATAATACAACTTCACAATTTTATGAAGAAGATGAAATTTGTGAAATGTGTTCGTCGTAATTTTCTTTTTATTGGATTTTTATTGATGAATCCGACTGAACTCTTCGTCAGTGATAACTATATTTAATCGCATTTTTAAATAACATCGTAAACATGCGGATACATCGAACAATGAATTATGAAACCCTTGTGGGTCTTCATTGAATAAATGTTTATACAGTTCACATAATTTGGGCCATTTATTATATGGTTTATTTTCTTTGCTCATCACTTGGATTTTACAAATATTTATACCGTGTCGTAATGTGCAATAATGGGCGATACCATTCAATTTCTCAAATATAGAATTGAATATATTAATACAATAGGGATATTTTTGTAATATGATTTCTTTATTTCGTTGTAATTCTATATTTATCATTTGGATATCAAAATGGATGTTATGTCCAATGATACAACCACATTTCATATATTCATCGTAAAAGATATTGATGGCTTCTACTATATCAATACCTTTTGTTTCACATATTTCATTTGTTATGCCTGTTAATTCATTTATAAACGCTGATATGATTATATTCGATGGTATTTTAATATAATAATCATGTTTTTTTTCAACCTGCTTCATGAAGGTATTGTATACTATAAAACTTAATTGTGTAATATAAGGGTATTCATGTATATAGACGGTTTCGCCTGATTTAACGGATGGTATTTTACCTGTAGTTTCGGTATCAAATACGAGTATTCGGTGTTTCTTTTCCATTTTGTGCTAGTTTATATATATTGGTTATAGTGCTCGTGAATTCAATTTTATGAATTTAGGTGGTGCGTTTTATTATATATATTATATATATATGTTAAGTTTCACCCCATTCACTAATTTGACACAACATTTCACAAAAGAAAATATGGTAGACCAAATGAAAAACGCCATGAATGAAACAGACATTTTTTTAAATACATATTTCACACAAGAACAAATGGATGTTTTTCGTGAATTAGATAAAGTTAATATATCTGATATATGTTATAGATTTATAGATGAAAATATACAATATTTTGATTTACATAAATATACGAAAGACCACCGATTAATGATAGATGAATTAAAAAAATATAGTGAAAAACAAACATGTTCGCAAAATTTTTTCAAATTATTAATATCTATTTATGAAAAATCAAAATATATTGATCTTGAAACCTTTATACAAGTTTACACAGATTCTGTAAATGACTTACATAGTATAAGTGAAAATAGTAATATCGTATTTTTTCTTCCTTTCCATAATGGAGATTTAAGTATGGATAAAAGTAATTTTTATTTTTCATTGTATTTTATTTATTTATATAGAAAAATTACAAAAACAGAATTAAAAAACATATATCATTTTATTAGTGAATGTTCATCTGGTTATCAACATCAAATAGATATAGATGATGTATTAAAAAAAATGATATATGATAAGCAACACAAAGAAACCATTTTTGTTATGTGCGATGATTACTCGTATTCTGGATCGCAAATTGTCACATATATGAATAAATTAAAAACAAACACTCAAATATCTTTATATTTAGTGATTGCAGGAATATCTATTAAGGCAAAACAACATATTCATAATTTTGTACAAAGAAAAAAAGAAATAAAAGGAGACATAAACAATATAGTCGTATTTTTTCCTCAGAATATATACATTGATTCATATGATAATACATTCGAATATATATTAGATGATATTATTAGAAAACAACCAGTGATTAAAGAGTTTGATTCTATAGGAAGTTATAAAGATTATTGGTTAGCTATGAATGATATGTATATTATAACATATGACAATGAAAAGAATAAATTATACGCTACAGGACAAATTAGAGATATTGGATATGGTACTCAAACATTAACATATCTTTTTTTTAAATATCCAGACAGCATTTCTACTATACCCAACATGTGTTTTTTAGATAATTATTCAAATAACTATACTTTTATATATAACAATTTAACAGCTCAGCAAAAACATGATTTAAAAAAAAATAAATTTGAAATAACAAACGAATTAATCGGCAAGGAACATCTGAATTATCTTTTAACATATTATAAAAAAACGAATGAAGAACAGATTAAAATAAAGAAACAAGTAGATGAATATATAAGAAAGAATCTATCAAATTTTATAGAAATTTGTAATCCTGAATTAAAATTTATTGATTTAATGAATTGTGATAAAGAAATTGAGAAGTTTGAAAAGAGATCTCTAGGTATTTGTAATTCAAGTTGTTGGAAACCATTTTATAAAGCCATTGTATCAGAAAAACCGTTTATAGAGTTAAAAACAAATATAAAACCCAAGGTAAATGGATACATATCTTACAATTACGTGATACCTGAATATAATCAACGTTCATATGATAGAATGCACCGTCCTAAGCACCCGAACCGTGAAAATGACCTGAATATTAACTACGATAATACGATTTTTAACTACGATAACCCGAATATTAACTACGATAATACGATTTTTAACTACGATAACCCGTTTCGCGCATTGAATACTCCAAGAGATAAATATAGTTTAGAGCAATATGTAAAGATAATTTCTGATAAATTTGTTGTTGACAAAGATAAAATTACCTCGGAAAATTTTAAAAAAGATATAGTCCCGATTATTAATACATCATTCTCTGATCTTGAAATTAAAGATATGATAACCGAAATAAATAATTTCAATCATATAAATGATAATACTTCAATAAATATAAACCATTTCGCAAATTTTTTGAAAAATGCGAAATACACAACTTTGAAAAATGAACGTTTAAAACATAGTATCGAATCTCTAATAAAAACCCCTAATTCTAAAGGAGGACATAAGAAAAAAATGACTAGAAAGTATAAATCACGGTCAAAGACTAAACGTTATAAATCAGGAACAAAAACTACAAGGTATAAACGAAAATATTAGATTATTTGTAGAATTTACAAAAAATATAGGACAATATATATATAATGTTCGCAAACAGACGTAAAAAGGCGACTTTGAACACAAATCTATACTATACAAATAAACTAAACTATCATTTATCACCTCATAATGGTACTGTTCCTGAATTAGAAGAAGAAAATCTATGGATATCCAAAAAAACCAATGATATATATAACAAAAATAGTGGAAATGTAGCAATAAATATGATTACTCCACCTCTGAGTAATTTAGATATCAGTGGATGTGTAAATACATCGCAAAAATATACGATTAATTATATTTCTATCGCTCCACCTGTAGGTAGTATCATGGCTTTTACAGTGGGGACTTCTCCAGATGGTTGGCTATTATGCGATGGTGTTTCATATGGTAAAACACAATACTCTGCGTTATTTGCGGTAATTGGTATTACATTTGGCGGAAACGATACTAGTTTCAATGTTCCTAATTATCAGGGTGCTTTTTTGAGAGGAACAGGAACAAATGGTTCATATTCAGGCCCTGCGTTGAACGCATCACAGGGTCATGCTACACAAACACACGCACATACAGCGACTTCGGTTGTCACCGACCCTGGGCATAAACATACACAATATACTATCAATGATGATTTTAATAACAGTGGAGGGAACACGTATCCTGGCTCAACCCCTAGTTTTGCTGGATATGATAGTGCTGGTTCAAGAACTTGGAATAACTTGAATAACAGCACAACTGGTATTACAGTTGATACTACTGTAGCAAATAGTACAACAAGTGTTGATGCGAATGAAACTCGGCCATATAACTATGGTGTCTGGTGGATTATCAAATATTAGTGCGATGAAATATATATTTTATTATATTGTAAAATATATATGTCCGAAACAAAGGAAACAAACGATATCCCAAAATTGACGGATAAAGATATTCGTAATCATCCATATACGTATGATACAAAAACAATTGAATGGAACATCAAACATTCTTGTTTATCATTGAGAACATTGGTTCGTTATCAAAAATTGACTCCCTATATTTGTGCGAAATATGTAGTATTTGGTGGTCGTAATGAAATGTATGCCGATTGTAGAGAAGATGCGTGGATTAGCACCTCAGAAATTATTGGTTATCAACAGCATATTACCATGGAAGAAATGTATGAAGCTCATAGAATAGCGGATGAAGAAGATAGATTAGAAGATGAAATGGATGAATCGAGTGGAAGAAAATGAAAATACCGATTATAATACGATTTTAAGATAATTTTAAAACATTTTTAAGATTATTACAAAAGTATATAAAAATATATTATTATATATTTTTATTGGTATGCCAAAAACGGAAATAGATTATTCAAATACTATCATTTACAAAATTACTTGTAAAGACCCTACTGTAAAAGATGTATATGTTGGTCATACAACAAATTTTGTGCAACGAAAACACGCACATAAACAGAGTTGTACAAATAATAAATCATCTAATTATGATTGTAAATTATATGAGGTAATTCGTAATAACGGTGGATGGAATAACTGGTTTATGGAAATAGTTGGGTTTTTCAATTGTAATGACCATTATGAAGCAAGAAAAAAAGAGCAAGAATACTTTGAGTTATTACGCGCAACATTGAATAGTATTGAACCAATGCCGAAACCGAAACCAAAAATAGCAAATGGCGGTCAATTAAGTGAGAAAAACGAATATTATTGTGAAATATGTAAAGTAAAATTTCAAAATTCAAAATGTATGGACATACATAATCAAAGTAAAAAACATATAAAAAAACAAAATAATGTTTCAGAACAAAATAATGTTATAAATAAAAGTAATAATTATCAATGTAAATATTGTGATTATAATACTCGCAAACAATGTGATTACAATAAACATATGTTAACACGAAAACACAAATTGATGGCGATAAAATCAAAAAATAACGAAGAAAGTCGCAAACCTTATTCTTGTGAAAATTGTAATTATAATACGAGCAAATTATATGATTTTAATAAACATAATTTAACCAAAAAACACATAATTAATATTAATAAGGGTTTACAACAAACACAGACACAAAGCAATACTTGTGAAACTTGTAATCGTTCATTTAATAGTTATAATAGTTTATGGAAACATAAAAACAAATATAATTGTATAACCCAAAATAATATATCACAAGAAGACGCAGAAATTACAACGAATAAAGAAACTATAACAAGTGATTTACTAGTCCTTATTGAACAAAATAAAGAAATACAAAATAAATTATTAGATATATTTAACCGCATAATCAGTAAGGATTAACACCTACTCTTTCTATTTTTATATTATCAGTCATAAAATAGACCCCCATAAAAAACCGAAAAATAAAGTAGTAGAGGTTTTTGAAAAATGGACAAAAATAAATGTCCATTTTTGAAAAGTAGGCGATAACTTTTTTCAAAAAATTCGTATTTTTTGGTTTTGTAGCGGAATGCAGTAAAACGTGATTTTTTATTAAAAAACATCTCTGCATATTTTTTTTATTAATTCTGAGTAAAATAATTTAAGAACTTTATCTGGTATCATTTTAAGGATTACAATGATTACAAATAAGTGCCATTTAACTGAACAAAAATACATATGTGAAAAATGTTATTATATTACGGGTCATAAAAGTCATTATAATAAACATTTAGCTACTGCAAAACATAAAATTATTGAAAAAGGATTACAAAATAGTGCCGAAAGTGCCGACCACGAAGGACAGCATAAATGTGATTGTAATAAAGTATTTTCATATCGACAAAATTTATATCGTCATAAAAAAACTTGTAAAAAGATTAACATAAATAAAGTAAATGAGAATACAAACACAATATCCAGCGACCTAATTTTAGAAGTAATCAAACAGAGTAAAGAAATACAAAATGTTCTCATAGAACAAAATAAAGAATTACAAGCCAAATTATTAGAAATGGCGAAATCGCAAACAGTGGTAAACAACAATACAATGAATAATAATAATTTCAATTTACAAGTATTTTTGAACGAAACATGTAAAGACGCCATCAACATCATGGATTTTGTAAATTCATTACAATTACAGGCCGAAGATTTTGAAGCGACTGGTAAACTAGGATATGTAGAGGGTATTTCGCGCATTATCATAAACGGAATGAAAAATATAGAAATCGAAAAACGTCCGATGCACTGCACCGATGTGAAACGAGAAACGGTATATATAAAAGACGAAGATACCTGGTCAAAAGAGGATGTAGATAAGAATAAATTCAAGAAAGTAATCAAAACAGTCGCACAAATGAATTTAAACCAATTACCAAAATGGCAAGAAAAAAATCCAGCTTACGTAAATATAAATACACCAGAAAATGAAAATTTGATAAAATATTCATTATCCGCATTGGGAAGTCGAACCGACGAAGAAGAAGACAAATTCGTTAGTAAAATCATGAAAAATGTAATGAAAGAAGTCGTTCTTTCGCGAAAATAATCCGTCAATTTGAAACATAGCAATCCGTATTCATATGGGCATCACTAGTAGAAAACCATGTCATCCAACGTTCATCGCCCGCTTCAATATTATTATCCACATCCGCCATAAATTTTTCCATCGCTTCTTCATATAAGAAAAAATAGAGTTTTTGCGAAAGAACTGTTCCGTGGTTCCAATTTCCGGATGGACCTAAACAGTCAAGCGACCATGGATATTCAGGGCAATATTCCCCTGCTACTCCCCACGCACAATATCCACCATATTGAGGTAGATACTGTTCAGGATTAGCATCGAACCTATTTTTATTTTCTATATTCGTAAATAAATATTTGAAACCATTATACGTGCTAACTATATTATCACTGCCTCGTTCTCCTTTATAAGAATCATTATAGAAATAAGGTATGATATCAAGACCTCCAAGAACTGGATGGTCAGATTGAGAACATTGAGGTAAATTATTAGGGCAGGAGGCACACGTGGAAGCCATATTCATAGTTATTTTATTATATTTCCATACAATACCGAAAGAGCTGAATAAAGTAAATACAATCATAGGAATCGCAATCAGATATTTTTCTTTCATTATATACTATATAATAGTAAAAAGTCTCTATACATGTTGCTCTATATAAATTTTTGTAAGCCCACTATTATTCACGTTGTTCACGTTCAGTATCGCCGATTTTGATATGATACATTGAATTCGCAATCTGTAATAATCTCATATGATAATCATACATCGCATGTATATGTTGTTTTTTCACCATTCCTAAAATGACGTATTCTGATAGAAATTCATGACGTAATATATCATCAAAATTATTTCCTACAATTGTTCTCAAAAACGTATCATGAATATATAATTGTAATTCTTTATCTAAATAAGCATCTAGTTCTTTGGCGCATTCTTCCATATTTTCTTGTGTAATCTGTCTAGGTTTTCGTATATTATGACTTTGTGTTCGTATAACACCTGTGATACTATCCACATTGTTATCTACCCGATAATTATATAATGTTTCACCAATCATCGCAAATACATAGTTAGGAGACATACGACGTAAATATTCGCCCAGTAATATATCACAACATTTATTGTCTACTACATCTGGATAAGGTTCAAGCATTTGATAAAATTTTTCTAAAAGGGCGATATGAATACAATAACACCAATATTCTTGACGTTTAGATTGGTGTGGTTGTCGCGTATGACTTTCATATAAACCAACGAAATATTTATCAGGAACTGCTGCTGTTTCATTATAACATTTTTGTATCGTGGATAAAAAAGATATAACCCGATTTTCTTGATAAGTATCATCGTCATCGCAAAACATAACCCACGTATGTTTACCGTTAATAAGCGGCATTAATTGTTCTATATGTCTCATTTGAGGTGTTTTTGTATCTTTAATGATAATATGTAATTCTTCTCTGTGTAAGTGAGAGTGTTCGGAAAATATATTTGCGTATTTACTTTGTAAGTCGGGTGTTTCAAATGAAATGGATAAATAAATGGGGATAATAACTGATTGATTGATAAGCGACGTTAAACATTCCATTAAATGACCAATGCGTTTAGAATTTGAAATATGAGATGCGATTACAATACATGCGTGGTTTGCTTCAATATAATAAGTCATTTTTATAATTTATATCGTTATTTTTTTATCTACTTTTTGGCGGAAAAAATATAAATAATACTCTATCTATTATACAAATGAAAACGAATATTACTTTTGTAACATCATTTATTGATATATATGAGAACCATTTGAATAATCGAAATACAGAATGGCGATATGAACGGTTTCGTGAATTAGCGGAATTGGGAATTCAGATATATATATTCCGAGGAATCTGGGAAACCAAGGTTCCCACGGACGCCCCCTCCTTTTCTGGGGAGGGTGTTGGGGGTGAAAATGGTGAATGGAATACTGAAGGTGGATTTGACGAGGAATTTGATGGAGGGAGTGAAGAAGTGAATACAGATTGGGAAAAAAACGTATATTGGGATACTCTAGATTTAAACGAAACTTGGGTATATAAAACATGTGAAACTCTAGAATATACTCTTCCCTACCATCGTAATGAAGAAAAAGACACGGCAGAATATATGTGGTTGATGAATTCCAAGGCAGAATATTTACAAAGAGCGATTGAGAAGAACCCGTGGAAATCTACCCATTTTGCCTGGATAGATTTCAGTATTTCCTATATTTTTAAAGACAAAGAGAGAACCTTGGAACATTTGAAAATATTGGCGCAACGACATCTTCAGCCCAGTTGTTTGGTGATTCCTGGTTGTTGGGATAAATTACAAGAAGAGAATGAAATACATATTATCAACCATATACATTGGCGGTTTTGTGGTGGATTTATATTAGGTGATATTGCTTCTATTTCACAATTGTTTGAATTATATAAAACCCATTTTGCCGAATTTATCAAAACCCATAAAAAATTAGTATGGGAAGTGAATTTTTGGGCGTGGTTGGAATACAAAACTGGATGGCGACCTACGTGGTATTCCGCCGACCATAATGACCGTATATTAGATATTCCAGCCAATATTTATTGTATGAACTTGTCGGCGAAAGGCAGATTAGATAAAATTCATTATATGTATCCAGAAATAGTGAAATATGAACCAGGTTCGGCATCCTACGTATATTACAATGGACAACACATTTTAAATACTCGTTATGTAAATTATTGGTGTATGGATGATGGATGTTATTCTATACAGGATGAACACGGCGTAATTAAAACTATAAATATAATGTCGTCATTGGATGAAGATACGATGAAACCAAACAATTATAATATGATGAATGAGGGAACAATTGGCTTACCTTCTATCAATGAAACTCGTTTCTGTGGTTTGGAAGATATACGTTTGTATGTAGTAGGGAATGTATTAAAATTCATAGCGACGAATATCAATTATTCACCGACAGGGTATAATCGTATGGTCATTGGAGAATATGATATACAGAATTATGAATATAAAAATGCGAAAGTAGTATTTCCACCATATGATACGGTATGTGAAAAGAATTGGATACCTTTAGTGAAAAATGGAGAGGAATATTTTATATACAAATGGTTTCCGATGGAAATAGGGAAAATAAATGGCGAGACCAATGTCTTGGAAATAGTGAAGAAATACGAAATCAAATCGCCGTGGTTTCATAAAATACGTGGTTCTACTACATTTGTAGAAAAAGAGGAAGGTTTAGTGGGGGTGGTTCATTTTAGCGAAGAGACCGCACCCAGAAGATATTATCATATGTTGGTTGTTTTATCAAAGGATACATTTGAACCAGTGAAATATTCGGAATTATTTTATTTTCAACATTTAGGTATAGAATTTTGTATAGGATTTACGATAGAGAAAAATGATTATTTGTTTTGGATTTCGCGAATGGATAGAGAACCCGTATTGGTTCGTGTGCCGATGGATGGTATTGATATAAAATATAATATTGTGTAAAATCTTATCTATGGATATTATATAGTTTATAAGAATGAGTATACAAATGAATTTTAAAAAAGATGGTAATAATATCAAATTGGAGAGTATAACAGATAATGGAAACGCATTAGATATTGCGGCATATAAAGACAAGGATTTATTAACGATTGACAAAGATGGTAAATATGAAAATATTACTTGGAAAGATGTGGGTGAGCAAGAAAATCAATCCGCGCAGAGTTCTCAATTAAATAACACTGGTAGTTTGGCATTAGAAGCCGTAAAGAATGGACCAGGTACAGAAATTACTCTAGGAGGTCAAAGAAAGAATAAAACAAAAAGAATGAGAGCAGGAAAGAAATCAAAAAGAGTACGATTTATGTCTAGGAGAAATAGAAGAAGGTAATAAAAATTTAGGACAATATCAAGATATATCGTCGTATATCTCGATATAAATATCTCAATTTAGTTTATAATCTGTATAATAAATGTCTAATTATTTGTTTGGTATAAAATTTAATGATGATAGGTATCCCATCATAGACAAAATATTTTTGTATGAAGGAGGACTACAATTGAAAAACCAGCAAATTACAGGAATAACTAAATACATAAAATTTGCCGATACTTGCGATAACGAAGAATGTGATATATCAAAAGCGGATTACAAGTTGGGCGATGAAACAAATGAACGTATTCAATTTACAGGAAAATATGTTTTACACGATAATACTACAGGACAAAATTATTACGGTAATAATGTAAAATATGAAAATGAAGTATTCAGCCCATTTAATAAAATAGATATGTATATTGATATTTTTCAGGAGGACAGTGCAATAAAAATTCAAAATTTGTTCAGAAAGAAGCTCTTTCAACAGAAATTGAAAAAATTAATACAAGATAAGAATGAGTTAAAGAAAAAAGAAGAGGAGAGATTAAATCAGGAGAGATTATTACAAGAAGAAAAAGACAGAAAAGAAGAGGAAAGAAAAAAAAATGAAGCAGAGATACAAAGAATCAAGGAGTTGAGAGAAAAAGTATTAAAAGGCTTAGCTGAAAAAGGTAGACAAGCAATAGAATCAAGACTAAGAGCAGAAGAAGAAGCAGCAATGATTGAGAATGCGCGACTGGAAAAAGAAGCACAAGAAATAAAAGCTAAAGCAGAAAAATTGGAAAAAGAAGCAGAAGAAAATAGGATTAATAGTGAACAATTGAAAAAACAAGAAGAAGCAGCTAAGATTACGCAAGAAAAAATAGACAAAGAGGAACGAGAAAGAATTGAAAAAGAAAAATTAGAAAAACAACAAAGAGAAGAAGAAGCGCGAGCATTAGAAGACGAACTTAAAATCAAGCAATCTACTGAACCAAATGAAAATAATATTGTAATAAATGATACATTAACGAATGGTAAACTGATTAAAAAATTAGATGACGTATTAGATGTTGATGGATTAACTAAAGAATATGATAAATTTAAATTATTATTACAAAAATTAAATCAGTATACAAGTAAAATAATGATTAAAAAGAATAATAATATAACAGGTGGAGATGGTAGTAATAAATACATAAATTCATCAATTACAAGACCAAAAACAAATACACCATCAAAATCAAATATCATTTCGAACTCTAATTTGAAGGATGAGGACTTTTACCAAACACTTCAACAATTTAAACAAGATGAGGGAAAGAATATTCCAGCCAACACAGTATCAAAGAAACAAGAAATTAAACAACCACAAATTAAACAACCACAAGAAACAACCGTAGATAAAATGAAAAAATTCCTTCGTTTATACGTTGATATAATTAGACAAATAATTTATATTCCTGTTATTTTTAAATTATCGTCATTAAAATGCGATAAATTTAAATATTTATTTTTAACAGAGCGAATATTTACAACCGAAATACAGCAAAAAGGAACTACACAAGAATTATCACAAAATGATAGATTGGAAATGTCTAACAAAATAATCGATTTTATGTTTATAAATTTGACTTCATTTCAATATAACAAAAACGAGAATGATGATATAACAAAAACGAAACAAGGTATGTTTCATATATTATTTGAATATGAAAGAGGAACGGTTGATTATCAAGATTTGTTGTTAAAAGACAAATATAAATTATCTAATACCAATTATAAACAATTAAAAAATACGTGTAATCCCAATAATGAAAATGATGATATGAATGAAGATAACGAAATTACAAATGAAGATAATCAATTAATCATTTATATATTAGAATATATCCAACATATTGAAAATATTCAAAAAGGAGGAGTTTCATCTACTACATATATTAATAATTTATATATCATTTTATACGAGAACATAGTGAAAAGTTATGAAAGTCTGGAAAAAATGATAAATACATATTTGAAATATTTACTATTGGATTCTAATCAAGATTTTCGAAATACAATAGAAGAATATTTAAAAGAAGCGAATGATGATAATATTATAACATTTTTAAAGTTGCGTAATGATAACGATAATGAAAAGATATATAATGATAGATTTCACATAAAATTAGGTGGAGTTCTAAAAAATAATAAAAACATATCAAATAAGTTGATGATTGAATATATGGATGATAATTTCCCTTATTATGATAAAGATATCAACCAATTAAGCGATGAAATGAAATATATAAGTAAAATGAATGAAGGATTAGAAGAAATAACAAATACAAACACACAAAATTTTGATAAACAAAAAGTGAATTATGACTATGAAGGTTCTACTTATAATAGCCGTATAGGAAAAGAGGAACATCATTGGAAATCAGGAATAATAATTAAAAAAAATGATATTTATTATATTCAACCTGATAATAGTAAAGTATACATAAAATTATCAAAGAGGGGAACTGTTAATAGACAAATTATATATCTTCATAACAGTGGTATATGGTATATAGGAATGTTAAATAAAGATGAAAACAACAAATATGTTATAGAATATGAAGATGATGATAACACAACAAAGGTAGATACAAATAAAATACTATGGATAGTAGATGGAAATGAAGATACAAATAAAGACAATATTGAAAAAGATTTTAGTAATTTAAAATATCTGAATTTTAATAATTACAATATTGTTAAGAATACTAATATATTAACAATACAGAATTACAAATATAAATATTTATTCGGAGAATTTTCAAATATATTTACGCCTGAATTATCCAATAAAAAAATTGCGGAAGAAATGGATATTATTAAAAATAAAATAAAAGAAAATAAACCAGTATTTATGATTGGATATGGTGCGAGTGGTTCAGGCAAAACATCATCATTAATTTATTTTAATAAAGGAAATGGAAATCAGAGAGATGGTATATTGATTCATATATGTAATCAATTGGGTGAAACTGATGGTTATAGTAAGATTGAATTGAAATGTAAAGAATTTTATCATACAACTAATGTAAATACTGTAGATGAACCTATGATAGTAAATATTCCTTCTGAAGAAGAAACAATAAAATTTGAATTTAAGAATAATCAATTCGTGTTAACGGATAAATACACCCATGTGAATCATCACCATTATCGCATGAAAAATGAGGATAGTATTGAAGATATAACATTTAAAGATGGAACACCATTAGGAGAAGTAATGATACATATGATAGATAAAGATAGATTTGTAAAAGCGACGACAAATAATCCGAATAGTTCTCGTAGTCATACATTAGTGTTTGTAAAATTAATAGGAGAAGAGAATAACAGTGAAAAAATAGGACATATAATAGTAGGTGATTTAGCGGGCGTAGAAAATACATTTGAATGTAAAAATGAAGAAACAAAAAAAGCGTTTTTGAATATAAATAGAGACGATGGAAAAGGTATACCATATTACAGCACAGAAACATATGAAGGAAACCCAGACCCAGTAGGTAATGAGCAAAATGGAGGAGAGTTATCAACCGAATGTGAAGATAAAATTGGTTCAACGGACCCAATGTATGATATTATGAACCCAGTATATCGTGATACGTGGAATTTATCTGAACCATTAAAAACATATTATACACAGGAAAATAACAAAAATTTAAAAATGGCGTTTGATATTGTATTGAAATATTTAAGGTTAGGACATACTGGAGAAGAACAAGAATTTAAACGACATTTAAATATGTATAAAAATATAATTAAAAATGATATCAATAATTTTAAAGGTTACGAACAGTATATAAGAAAAATATTGCCTTCGTGCTCACACGCATACGGACAACTTACATTCCACGGTATGTATACATTACAAAATGAAAAATATATAAAACAGGATAAAACAATCAAATTACCTCAAGCAATTAGTAAAAATCAGCAACTAGAAACAAAATTATATGATGATTTAATGACTAGTATTCAACTAATATTTAATGAACATAATATAGATTATGATATAAACAATGTTATTGGTATAAAACCACAGTTTATCAAATCTCAATATCATACAGAAAAAGATAGGAATGGTACTTGTATCATATATAATACATTATTACAATCAGTTATAAATTCATTTAAACATGATTTTGATATTGTAAACCAGTTTAAAACTGAAATTGGACAATATAATAGTTATTTAAAAAAAAACATTGATAATTTTATACAAAATATATTTACAGAACACGGCGAATATTCAAATTTATTAGCATTAATAACAAGTTTAAAAGAAGAAACCGCGTGTAGAAATGAAGTTTCTGATATGATATGCACGAATAGAAGAGAAGAAGGTTATTTTATCAATCAATCATTAAAAGAAGTAAGAGAAGTAATCAAAAAAATATTATATGAAAAAAATAAAGATATCATAAATATTACACCTAATTTTATAGATGCGTGTTTCAAAAAATATTGTGCGAATAATAAAAATTGTTTCGAGTTTGATAATTATGAGAATGAAATGTCTGAAGATACTACAGGTTCAGTGATATTTGATGAAATATATAATGAATTAAAATATAAATATGATTCCACAGAACAAATGTATAAGGATATCATTATTAGTATTTTTTGTGTTTTTAATATATCACGTGCGGCGAATAATCCGCCACCAATTCCTTATTTAGATATAAATAATTTTAAATCAAAATATTATTTTGAGAAGTTTACAGATACAAATAAATATCAAAGTGTGAAGGAATTTATATTAGAATGGAAAAAAATATACAAGCAAATTGTAAAAAAAGAAAATTATGTTGAATACTTTAAAAACGATAAATGGAATTCAGGGGTAATTCGTGATTATAATACATTAAAAATAGAACAAATGGATGGTAATGGTAATCTAATAAATAAATATGTAGAAGGAACCCTTCACGAAGATATCCGATTATTAGATGTTGGTTCTTTTCTTGGTAAAATAAGTATTGGCTCAAAATTAAATGATTTTAATAATTCGATTAATACATTAGAAACTAATTTATACGGTATAATAAATAATAAGATAACAGATGTAAATAGTAAAAAGTATGTTGTAAATTTCAAAGCGCTTAACAAAGAACTTATAATTAGTTTAATAGATGCGATTAATAATAATAACGCAGCGTCTGCTATTGGAACGATTGAATTTTTAGACCAAATCAGTAAATTTAATTTAGTTAAAAATATGTGTAATATAAACGATGATGATAATACGAGTAGTGTAGATAAAATAATTAAAAGTGAACTGTATAATATTAGTCAACGTGGAGGAAGTCATAAAAAGAAATATACGAAACGATTTCAACGAAAAATACAGAAGAGAAAGAGAACTCGCAGAAACAAAATATGATAAATAGATAGTAAAATAAATATATTTATCATATATAAGATGGTTGTTATACAAACTGTAGTAAATGAAAAAATAAAAAAGATATTAGAATTGTTAAAAGAAAGAAAAAATAAAACAGATAATGTAAACACTTTAGTAGAAACCTCATTGAGTGTTTTATTAGAGATTTTAAATAAGAAAGGAAATGAGGCAGGAATATTCACTGAATTAGCGAATACATTATTGAATCATGATGAAGAAGACGATATAGACAACGTTATTGAAAACAATCAACAAACTATATCATCTCAACAAACAGATGATGTTTTAAAAACCGCAAAAGAATTTATGGAGTCTGTTTATAATAAAATATTAGAGCAGAGAATAAAGGATGTTAATCTAGTTAATGAAGCAAAAGAGAATATCAAACTTCTTGAATCATTTAAAACTGCGAATATTTCTACAAATAATGTTAAACAGTTAGTTGATATATCAACCAAAGTATTAGAAGAAATCTCAAAAACAGTTGCTGAACCCCCAATCGGTAAAGATATTCAACCAAGTGATATGAATGCGGTTCAACCAGATGTTCAACCAAGTGTTCAACAATCAAACACAACACCAACTATTTCATCAGCACCCGTATCTACCTATTATAATTCAATGATTAAAAAAAATTCAGACATAGGCACTTTTTTAGCGGCTGCTATCGGAAATTCGTTAATTGATAAAAAACCAACTATGATAAATAACATTCTTACTGGATTAACAAACACAGGAACTGTATTTAAAAATTATTTCAAAGGAATAGATATAAATGCTATGAAAGCAAGATTAAGTAGTTTATCTCTACCATCAGCAACAATGCCCAACGCAAAAATACCTCTATCTGCTACAAATGATATATTTAGATTAACCATAGGTTATACATTGGCTTTTATTAAATATTGTGCCGAAAAAGGAATAAAAATTTCACAGGATATGATTGATAGCTTTAAACAAAAAACAGCAACTATTTTAGACCCAAATGCTGGAAATAAACCCGTCGAAGAAATCACGAAACAAGAATCGGCGACCGATACACAACAACAGGAAGTAAATTGTTCAGACCCAAACGCAATAAAACTTGGTCAAGTAGAAGATACGGCTTTATGTTTTGACCCAAAAGAAAATAAAGTTATAGCGAATGAAAATAAAGATGTAAATGAAGATAACAAATAAATAAGTTAAATATTATATTCGAATAATATTTAACCAATGAAAAAATATGCGTATGCAAATATTAAAATACCGATTGAAATAAAAGAGAATAACCAATTTGAACCATTAAAAGATTATATTCATATAGAATTTACGCCGTGTTATGAATTACCAGATAAACAAACCGATTATAATGGTGTTTTACAAAATTTAAGTTCATTATTCACCAGTAATAAAATAAATATGAATACCGATTCTGATGGGGTGATTAAATTTAAAAAAATAGAAGACCCACCCGAAATACAGGAAGAGCCAGATCAAACAATAGAAACCCAATCTAAAATAGAGGAAGACCCGCCCGAACCAGAAGAAGAACCTCCACAATCAGAATATTTCGTTTTATCCAATGAAATAAAACCAAACAAAAAACCGAAATTAAATCTATCATTCAAAAAAAAGACGATACGTAATACAACAGCCAAGAACCGATAATTACATACCGCGATAATAGCGTTGATTAGGTTGAACTTGTAAATCCCCAGGAACAATGACTGGAATTTTATCCATGACCGCTAATGATTTCAATTGTTTAATCTCAGGATTCGTAGGAGGTAAAGGGTTTACCAAATTGGTAGAACCAATTCCCCATAAGAAAGATTCAATATCGCTCGAATTATGTGATAATTGGTCAGGTGCGACAC